CGCAGGTGGCGGTGGTGGTGCGGCAAGAGATGCCACTGGTGGTACTTCTTACTCTGGTTCAGGTGGAGCAGGTGGAGGAGGAGCAGGTGGAAATGAAACAGGAAATAGAAGTGGTGCAAATGGAACTGATGGACTAGGTGGAGGTGGTGGTGGACAACACACTTTCAGTGGTACTGCAGGTCATGGTGGAGATGGAGTTGTTATTGTAAGATTATTAACTGCTGACTATAATGTATCAACTATAACTGGAACTCACACAACATCAACTATTGGTTCTGAAACTGCTGTTAAATGGACTGGTAATGGAACTTTAGTAACTCCTTAATATGCCTAGAAAAAAGATTACACCAAAAGAATATAGCGAAGTCGCTACTGGTGTTAGACTTTCATCACATGAGAAACTTTGTGCTGAACGAATGAAACAGTTGCATGAAGCAATTAAAGAATTAAAGACAGAAGTAAAATGTTTAAGAACAGATGTATCTAAAGGTAAAGGTGCGATAAGCGTATTAGTATTTTTTGGTACATTAGTTGCAGGTGTAATAGGTTTTTTCACCTGGGATGGCTAAACAAAAATTTGTTCATTTTGAACCCAGGGCAAAAGCAAAAAAAAGACCAGGTAGACACACAAAATCACTAAATAAAAATTCAAAGCGTTCTTTTAAAAAATACAACAAACAAGGAAGAGCATGAAGTTTATTTTGGCTTTTACAATATGTTCTTCAATTACAGGCTTCTGTAATAACACAGCAACATTACCAACAGAATTTAATAGTTGGTCTGAATGTGTAGGAGCTGGAGGTAAATTTATTCAAAATTTTTCTACTGAAATGCAACAAACCATTGATGAAAGAAAACTTTATATGAATTATTTTTGCAACGAAATTAAATATGATTGATAAATTTTTTTATAAATTTTTTAGTAGCATAGACAAATTGTTTATGAAGGTGGAAGAAGTTTTAACTTTTGATTTTCCTAATTGTAAAAAGAAAAAGAAAAAATGAGAGACATTAAAATTTTAGAAAGTTTCAAAAAACGAATTGAAAAAGAATTAAAAGAAAAAGATATATTTAAAAATTTAAGAAAAGAAGTTGATACTGGTGCTAATGGTACACAAAAATATGTAATTAAAAAAGGTATCAATAAAGGTAAAGTAGTATGACAAGAAAAACAAACACAGCATTAATAGGATTGTTAGGAACAATACTAATGGCTTTAAGTACCTGGGTATTAGTCACATTAATAGAAATGCAAACATTAGTAAGCATGATGTTAAATGAATTAGAAAACATAGATAAACAATTTGGCAGAGTTTACAATTTTATAGATAGCGTAAGAAAATGACAAAAACATTAAAAGAACTACACGAAGTATTAACAAACGAATTATTGAAGAGGGTAAAAGACCCAGAAGCAAAATCTTCAGACTTAAATGTTGCAAGACAATTTTTAAAAGACAATGGTATTGAGGCTATTCCAACAGACAACTCACCACTTAAATCTTTAGTGGATGAACTTCCATTTAATAGTGAAGAGGAAATAGTTCTACATGGAAAATCAAATACCAACTAAATTAAAAGATTTTAGAAACTTCTTATACCTAGTCTGGAAACATTTAGCTTTACCTAGACCTACTGCAATACAGTACGATATAGCTAATTATCTTCAGTCTAAAGAAAAGAGACTTATTATTAATGCGTTCAGGGGAGTTGGAAAAAGTTGGATAACAAGTGCTTATGTTTGTCACCAATTATTATTAAACCCACAATTAAATATATTAGTAGTATCTGCTTCTAAAAATAGAGCAGATGATTTTTCAACATTTACGCTACGATTGATTAACGAGATTGATGTTTTAACTCACCTAAAACCTAGTGATAGTCAAAGACAATCCAAGGTGAGTTTCGATGTAAAACCTGCTCGTGCAAGTCATGCACCAAGTGTGAAGTCTCTGGGAATTACAGGACAATTAACAGGTAGTCGTAGCGACCTTGTAATCGCAGACGATGTAGAAAGTGCTAATAACTCTGCAACAATGGGTATGAGAGATAAACTTTCAGAACAAGTTAAAGAGTTCGAAAGTATTCTTAAACCCCAAGGTCGCATAATATTTCTTGGTACTATGCAGACTGAAATGTCTTTATATAATGTTTTACCTACAAGAGGTTATAAACAAAGAATATGGACAGCCAGGTATCCTACAAAAAAACAAGTATCAAACTTTGGAAAAATTTTAGCTCCATTTATTAGAAATACTTGGAACGATGATATTATAGGAAAACCTACAGATGCAGAGAGATTTGATGAAGAAGATTTGTTTAAAAGACAATTAAGTTATGGAGCTTCAGGCTTCAATCTTCAATTCATGTTGGATACATCCATTAGTGATGAAGACAAATATCCATTAAAATTATCTGACTTGGTAGTTATGTCACTGAACCCAGCGACAGCTCCAGAGAAAGTTATATGGGCTTCTAGTCCAGAACTTAAACATGAGGAACTTCCTTGTGTAGGATTGCATTCTGATGCTTATTATAGGCCGATGCAAATTCAAGGTGATTGGTTAGATTACCAAGGTTCAGTTTTAGCTATTGACCCTAGTGGGAGAGGTGAAAACGAAACCAGTTATTGCTGTGCAAAAATGCTGAATGGAAATGTTTATATCACCGATGCTGGTGGTTTAATCGGTGGTTATACCGATAAGACACTTCAGACTATTGCTAACATAGCTAAACAACAACAAGTAAATTTAATCTTGGTTGAGGAGAACTATGGAGGTGGTATGTTTACAAAACTACTACATCCTTTTGTCACCAAAACATATCCAGTCACCATTGAAGAAATTAGACACCAAGAAGCTAAAGAGAAAAGAATTATAGATACATTAGAACCTTTGATGCAACAGCATAGATTAATTGTTGATGCTAATGTAGTGCACAAAGACTACAACAGTTCTAACGAAATGTATTCTGTAGAGAAAGCCTTAAGGTTTCAATTGTTTTATCAAATGAGCCGAATAGGCAGATTAAAAGGTTCATTAGCAATAGATGATAGATTAGATGTCCTCTCAATGGCTTGTAGATATTGGACAGACCAACTGGTCAGAGACCAGGAGACTGCTCATATAAACAGACGACAGGAGCTCCTGAAGGAAGAACTAGAGACCTTTATGGACACACAACCTTTTAATAAAAAACAATCTAATAAATGGATGTAATAACACATGGACACTATTAGATATGGGGTGCAACACTAGCTATACCCCCAGGTAAACTACTAGAGAGCATTAGCTTTCACTGTTTTATAATTATGAATATTAATAATATTATATATCTATGTAAATTAATGGATAGTGATAGCCTTAATCAGCTACCTACACCTAAAGAACAAACCTATTTTAAACTACATAAGCCTAAATTAGCTTTAGTAGTAGACAATACTAAACAAAAGAAATCAAAAGTTATTAGTTATGAGAACTATATGAAACAAAAGCTTGGTGGTTTCTTTGAGTTTTTATTTGATAAAGCCGATATAGAATAATTTGGTATAAATTTCTGTTGAGGTCACGCAATATGCCAGGAAAAAATAACCCCCTTTGCCTGCCTAAAATACAAAAAATAGACCAGGGGGTGCACTAATGCACAGTTTTTTTATTTATAATGGCCTGGAAATATTGGTATTGCTTACTTTGTCAGTAGACTTTACATCCTTAACACACACAAACACTTAATTATTACACAAAACAACAGCTTTTTTTTGTAGCTCGCTTGTGTGCTCTTATCTGTTTTTAAGTTTTTATAAATGTTCTATTGGTGAATTATTATAATTTGTTAATCTTTAAGAATAATCAATATTAATAATAAAAAGGATTAAAACAAAATGAATACTTATAGATTAACATTACAGCCAAGAGAATATTTTGAAGAAACTAAAACACTTAATGAAGCCATAATGGAAGCTGAAGGCATGGGCAACGATTTAAAAAGAATGTTGGCTTGTGGTGCTGAAATCACCAGCAGTGATGGTACAAACATTATAATAGAAGCCCAGACACAAGACCCAAAGACTATGGGCGAGCTCAAGGCCTTAAGGTTTGAGATAGTAAACGATTAAACTACACCAGCGTAGCTAATTAGAATAATTCTAAACTACCATAATAATAATTAATTTTGTCTATTGACTACACCAGCGTAGCTAGTCTATAACTACTACACCAGCGTAGCTAAAATATAAATTAACCAATTGCACTGGTAGAAAGAGAACATAATGACAAATAATGACAATCAAATATATGTTGCTTGTTTGGCTTCATATAATTCTGGAATACTACATGGCGAATGGATAACGCCAAAAGCAGACAAAGACGAACTACAGGAGCAAATTAATAAAGTTCTTAAAAGTTCATCAATCGAAGATGCTGAAGAGTGGGCAATTCATGACTATAATGATTTTCCAAACCTTGGAGAATATCCTGGACTTGATAAAATTATACAAGTTCAAGAAGCTATAGACGAACATGGTGCTGATGTTGTCCAGGCGTTTTTAGAGAATTGGAGCGTTGAAGATTTAGACCATGTTGGTGATGCTTACTATGGAAAATATGACAATTTCACAGAGTTCGCAGAGCAACTAGCTCATGACATTATTGAAGGCTTAGACGATAACAGCACGCTGGCCAGGTACTTTAATTATGAAGCGTGGGAGCGTGATTTGTCTCATGATTATCATGAAGGCGAAGCGTCTGATGGTTCAAGCTTAATATTTAACGCTAACTGGTAAGGTAATTATGAAAAATAAAAGAATGTCTATATATGCTGTCCAGGTTCCATTAACAAAAGTCAATTTATTTAAAAACAATAATTTGCCTAGTTGGAGCTTCGACACTGAAAACAATATAACAATTAAAAAATTGAGTACAGCCACAAGCTGGCCAGAGTGGTTTTCAGCTCTTGTTAT